CTTAGAAGAACTAGGGGAACTAGGACTTAGAAGAACTAGGGGAACTAGGACTTAGAAGAACTAGGGGAACTAGGACTTAGAAGAACTAGGGGAACTAGGACTTAGAAGAACTAGGGGAACTAGTAGACTTTTAATCAGACTTAGTAGTCCTTTATCCTTGTCTTACTAAATTCATAAAGGAGGTATTCCTTGTCTTTATATGAGGATGAAATTGCTTTAGAACAACTAGCTAATAAGGAAAACTTAGAACGCATTCAATCTCTTAAGATTTCTTCAGGTCTCTCTAATGCTCCTCAGGGAAGGTCTCTAATTGATAGGGCAATTAATACTCTTAGTATGTCTCTTCAAAATACCTCCTCGCATGGCTCAATGTTCATCGCAGAGCTTATCGCAGATTGGAACGCGGTAGCTATGATCTCCACTCGAATTATAATGAACGAGGCATTTACTCTACCTAAGAGAGTTTCATTAGCTGGTGTCTCCAAGGCGTTAGGTTTTGCTCTATTGGATCATCTTAATTTTAAGATGTATCAGACAAAACACCCACAAGAATACCTCAGGACAATGTGTCATCAGACTCTGCATAGTAGCAGATCATATGCACATAGGGAACGTGCTATTCTCTGGGCTATGGCTCAGACAATGGGGCCTGCTTCAACTATGATCTCTTTACCCCAAGACCAAGCGGTGCATCTAGGGATGAAACTAATTAGGTTATTCATAGAAGAGTGTGGCTTAGTCCAGATAATAACAGTTCCTTTAAGACATAATAAGACACAACATTACCTAGTGCCAGCCACGGAGACTCTTCATTATGTTGAGAAGGCAGAAGCTAAGGAATCCTTACTCTCTCCAATACTTTATCCCATGATTTATCCTCCGACACCTTGGACTTCATGGGATAGAGGTGGATACTTGCTTAATATTCCTCATGGAGAAATACAACAGAAGTTTATTAGATCCTCAAGGTTGCATAATACAATTGCAATGGAACATGGATTAGAACCTATGTTCTCAGCTGTTAATTACATGGGGAGTATCGCCTGGAGGATCAACAAGGACATGTTAGACACTCTAAGGGAAGCATGGGCATGTGGTCATGCTATGGTGCCTAAGCCTGAGGCAATTCCTGATCTGCCCCCAAGACCTTGGGACAATGATGAAGAGTATAGAGCACTTAAAGAACGGAATCCTGAGATTATTAAACACTGGAAGCAGGCTAGCGCTGAGGCATATAATGCAGTCCTAGGTTCTCCCATACGATCAGCTCGGATCAACTTAATACGTTGTCTGCATGTAGCTGAAGTGATGAAGGGTTATGAGAATATATACTTTCCACATAACGTAGACTTCCGCGGCCGTATATACCCCATTCCAGCTTGGGTAAATCCCCAAGGTGTTGACCATGCTAGGGGCCTCCTTGAATTCTCAGCTCCTGGTATTATGAACGATCCTAAAACAATGATAAAGAGCTCTCCTTATTACTGGCATTGTGTCATTGGGGCTAATCTGTTTGGCCATGACAAAATTCCCATGGATGATAGATGCAAGTGGACATTGGAACACCAAGAACAGATAGCCCGAAGCGCAAAAGATCCTCTTGATTGTGACTGGTGGCATCAGGCAGATAAACCTTGGCAAGCTTTGGCTTGGTGCCGGGAGCATCACAAGATAGTGGCTGAGGGACTTCGAGAAACTAGAATCGTTTGTCATCAGGACGGATCATGTAATGGCATTCAGCATCTGAGTCTGGCGACACGTGATGAGATAGGAGGGATGTCGGTAAACCTGGTCCCAAGTCCTGAGCGCCATGACATCTATTCCATGGTGGCTGAGGAGACCAAGCGAATACTCCCTGCTGATAGCCCTTGGAAGCCCTACGTCACGCGCAAAGTGTGCAAGCGAGGTACTATGACCTTGGGCTATGGCGTGACGCGCTATGGCATCGCGGAACAGCTGGCCGGGGACTTGCCGGGAATCCTAGAAGAGAAGTATGATAGGGCCACTATGCGCAAGACCAATGGACTAGCCACAGCCATAGATGAGGCCAGCCATAGAATCGTGGTCAAAGGAAAACAATTGATGGAGTGGTATCAGGCAGCAGCAAAGGCCTTTATGGCAGCCGGGCACCCCGTGTCATGGAAGACTCCCCTAGGATTCTTCATAATGCAACATTATCCCAGATACAAAGTCATAGAGATCCAGACAATTCAGAGCAAACAACGGCTGAAAATTTCAGTTGCTCTGGAATCTCCTGATATGGGGCAGAATCATAGCAAGAATGCAAATGCCATTGCCCCTAATATAACCCATAGCATGGACGCTTCACATATGGCCATGACCGCCCTAGGCTGTGCGGAGGTAGGATTAAAACAGTATGCTGGTATTCATGACTCCTTTGGCACAACGGCAGATAACATACCCACTATCAGGAAGATACTATTAGATAAACTACGTAGTATCTACCAAGATTATAATCCGATAAAGGAGATCCAAGCGCAAGCAATGAGACTTAACATCGAACTTCCTAAACCTCCAGAACAAGGGTGTCTTGATCTTAATGCACTCAGTAACTGTGAATACGCTTTCGGCTAAGGAGACTAATTACTAATGGCAGCAGGGAAAAATAAGATTGAATATATCACTGAAACTACTCCCATTGGAGAACTCAGATACTGTAACTTTGGCAAGCTGGATCAGTATGGTAAAAAGGGATGCCAGTTGATCCTTGATATTAATATCCCAGAGCATAAGGCGTTCATAGAAAAATTGCAGAAGATGAATAAAACTTTCTATGACGAGGCGATCACCAAGATCACCCAGAAGCGCTCCGAGTACCGGATGATTAAGCTTCCAGAGCCTGTTGAAAATGAAGAAAAACCAGATGCTCCTGCTACGCAGTATATTATTAAAGCTAGGACAAGTGGCGAAAGACTTCTTAAAGTAGTTGATGCTCTTAAAGCCGATCTTACTGAGGAACAGAAGAACAAAGTATTCTCTGGTTCTAAGGGCAGACTTATTATTGCTATGAAAAAGAATGTCCTTGGTGCCCCCCATTATAAAATTGGGTATGGTGTTTATCTTAGTGCTGTCCAGGTCACTGAACTTGTTGCACCTGGTGCATCTCAGGCAGATATCAGTTCCTTTGGTGAAGTACCTGATGGATTTACAGCTGACAAAGCAGCTGAGGATGAAGTGCCTCCTACTGATTATTAACTATGGGTAATTCTAAGTGTGCGTATAAACAAGTGTATCCTGGAGGTAAACCAAAGAATGGCAAGCGCTCAATTTTTGAGGATACCTTGTACAATAATCTCAAAGATCACAATAAAGTGCTTGTCATCCAGTATGAAGCTGAGGAATTATCTTATGAACTAACTTATGTTCCTGATTTTTCCTTGGTTCTTGCCAGTGGCAAAGAGATTATCATTGAGGCAAAGGGATACTTTACTCCTGAGGATAGAACTAAGATGCTTAGAGTTAAGCGCTTACATCCTGAGAAAGATATCCGGCTTGTCTTTATGAATAACAATAAGCTTCATGGAAAATCAAATATGAGATATGGGGACTGGTGTGATAAGCACTCATTCCCATGGGCTATTAAGCAAGTTCCTGATACTTGGCTTAATGAATAAGTAAGTTAAGGGCCTTTTATGCCCTTGATAAAATAAATAAAGGGAGATCCATTTATATGTCTAACGAAGTTACGAAAGAAGTTACGAAAGAAGCTAAGACCCCGATGACCGCTGAAGAGAAGGCTGCCGCTCAGGTTGCACTTACGGAAGCACTTAAGCCATTTATGTCTGAAGCTCATCGCCTTGTCGCTATTGAACTGGGCTTTGAGGATGGTGTGATGCCGGATAAATTGCTCCAGGTCACTCGTATTAGCCAGATGATTGTTGTCAAGGCTAAGGGACTGCTTAAGGGCAAGGATAAACCTGTTCGCACTGGCAAGAATAACAAGGTGTCGAAGTTCCGTGAGGCTCTGTGCCGTCTGTTCGCTGGTGCAAGGGCTAAGAAGATCAGTGAAGAAGTTATGCAGCAGAATGTTAATGATGCCTTTGCTGCTCCTGAAGCGCAGGCTGACCATGCTCCTACTCGGACTAAGAAAGCTAAGCCTGAAGTAGCTGCCTAATGTAAGTATTAAAGGGAGACATAGGATGAACTAAAACCTATGTCTCCCTACTACCTAGATAAAGGAGTCTCAGCCATCTATGTCTAAAACTAAATTCTTTTTTGTTGGTATTTACCAGAGGGATGAAGTCCCTTACATCGAGTATTATAAAAAGGTAATCTTAGCAACTGACGCTATTCTTGCTGATCTTGAAGGCATTTGTCAAATGGATGCAGATATGCCAGAGGCCGATTATGTTATACTTGGCTCTTTTGTAGTCTCCCAAAAGGACTTTGAAGATGCCTAGATATGATTATCGTTGTCATAAGTGCCAGCACATCGAAGAAGTATTTGAAGGTGTCAATGACAATAAGAACTTGCTTCACATCTGTGTTAAATGTGGAGAACCAATGCATCGTTTACTTTCTGCTGTTCCTCATGTGTGGACTAAGAACCACATAAAGATTAGGCATGGTATCCCCGAATAGGATATCAAGATAAAGGAATGAAATGGTGGCTCAGACTACAATTAGGCCAGTCACTCCTAGCACAGGGGATCTCAGTTGTTATGTTATCCCTAACAGCAGCCCCAACTATCAGCAGATACCTAGGATGTAGGGCACTTTACATCATGTTCTTTCTCCCCCCTGCAATAGCGTTGCTCCTTGTCATTACTGGGTATCTAATGGACAAGTGACATTGGATGGACAGAATTGATACACAGAACCGCGCCCGCTTGGGATTAACGCAAGAGATGTTTGAGAGACTACAGCGAATAGAATTGGTACTTACTCATCTGGTAAGCAAGGAGAATAAATGAAAATAATTGCATCTATATTCTTTATTATGGTGCTGTTTATACTCTGGTTCATTAACGCTTTATCTGAGTATGTCTATGCGGGAGCAAAAAGATAGTGGGCTTATGCATACTGAGATATGACTAGTTAATTATTGGAGGAATAATGTCCACCCAAGATATTCTATTCTTTTGTCTTCTTATTCTTTCTTTTATTATATTATTGCTTAGTGTAATCCAAACTATTACTGTTGACATTTGGAAAACATTAAGGGAGATTAACAATATTAAAATATGACTAAGCATCTTCCATGTCCCTCTTGTGGATCTAGTGATGCCTTATCAGACTATGGAGATCATACCTATTGTTTTGTTTGTAAGAAGAGAGTGAATAAGGATACCCAAGGATATTCCCAAGAACCTATGACTAATGATAGTGTGTGTGCACCCTTGTCAGTCCAGGAACTTAGATATAGAAATCTGAATGTTCGTCAGATAATGAGTGAAACTTGTGAGAGGTTTAATTATGGATACACTCCAACAGGTTCTTTTCTTGGAGAGGCGCAGGTGGCTTCTTACTTTGATCCAGAAACTGGGAAGCTTGTTGCTCAAAAACTGCGTTATCCCGACAAGTCCTTTCGGATACTCGGACGTATGCAGCAAGCAGGCCTCTTCGGTCAGTCTCTCTATGGTACTAATGGCGGTTCACGAATTACAATTACTGAGGGGGAAATTGATACCCTCAGCATATCCGCAGCCTTTGGTCCCTTGGAAGCCGTCGTTTCGCTGAGGAATGGGGCATCTGGAGCAAAGAAGGATATTCAGCAACATCTTAGTTTCTTAGAAGGATATAAAGAAATAGTCCTAGCCTTTGATACTGATGAACCAGGACGCAAAGCTATTGAAGACGTAGTTGCATTGCTCCCCCCTGGCAGAGTTAAGCTATATAACTATCCTGCTGACTGCAAGGATGCTAATGATGTCCTAATAAAACATGGCCCCATTGCAGTTCAGAATGGTGTGTACAATAGTGTAGCATGGGCACCTGATGAACTAGTAAATGCCTCAATGCTTTGGGATGAGATCAATAAACCAGTAATAAGGGGGCTTAGTTGGCCTTGGCAGACTCTTACTGACTTGACCTATGGTGTTAGACCTGGAGAGACTTACGTCTTCGGAGCTGGCACTGGTGTTGGTAAGACTACATTCTTCAAAGAGATAGAGACTCATATGTTAGTGGCTCATAAGCAGACAATAGGCATCATTCATATCGAGGAAGCCATTAATGCTACCATGATAGGGATTATGTCTAAGCATGCTAGAAAGAACTTTGGTGTCCCCGGTGCAAAGTTTACGGAACAGGAGAAACATGATGCCTTTGAGGAGACCGCCGGTACTAATAGGCTTCATATTTATAGGTCTGATAGCAGCTTGGATTTCGACACTATATTCTCCAGGATCAGGTATATGGTACTTGGCCTTGGCTGTAAGCATATCTTCCTTGATCATATCACAGCTTTGGCCGATGGCATAGAAGAAGAGAATAAGATCAATCAGTTCATGCGCAAGATCATTTCTTCCTTGGTTATCTGGTTCACTCGGAATGATGCTACACTCTACATGATTAGTCACCTCAGAAAAGCGCAGGGTAAACCTCATGAAGAGGGTGGCAGGGTACACTTGGATGACCTTTATGGTGCAGCGGCATTGAAGCAATGGGCCTATTTTGTCTTTGGTCTTGAAAGGAATCAGCAGTGTGAAGACCCAGAGGAGCGCCAGATAACTACTCTCCGTGTCTTAAAAGATAGATATACTGGACAGGCCATAGGAGAAACTATATCAGTTAAGTATGATGGGCAAACAGGAGGCTTAGAAGAAATAACCAATGAATCTAAAAATGAGGTTCAACCAAGCACAGAAAGTTGTCCTTTTTGACATAGAGACCAATGGCCTTTACTATGATGTTACCCAATTTCATTGTGGCTGGGTCAAAGATTTTAAGACTAAGGAAATGAAAGGAACTAGAGACCTAAAAGAATTCTGCAATTGGTTAAGTAATGCTGATATTCTAGTAGGTCACAATATAATAAATTATGATATCCCTACTCTCAGGAAACTTAATCCTGCATGGGCACTAAACAAGAAGTGTGAAGTATGGGATACCCTTGTATGGTCACGCCTTGTTTATCCTGACATTGGGGATAACAAGATATCTCATACCTTACCCAAGGATCAACAATATAAACATTCTTTGAAATCCTGGGGTATGCGACTTGGAGAACTAAAGGGAAATTATGGAAAAGAAGAATCTAGTTGGGAAACCTATAGTGAAGAGATGTTTAATTACTGTAAACAAGATGTCATTGTTACCTCTAGTTTGTTTACTCATCTTATGGGCTTACCTATTTCTTCAGATGATAATGACTTATCCTTCGACCTTGAGCAGAATTTCCAAGAGATCCTATCAAGACAAGAAAAGTTTGGAGTCTCCTTTGACAAAGATGGAGCATATAAACTTTATGCTTCCTTGTGTGCTAGGCAGCAAGAGCTCCTTAGAGAACTCAGAATTATATTTCCATCTTGGCAAGTTATTGAGAAACAGTTCATTCCCAAGAACAACAATAAAAAGTATGGGCATATTAAAGGTGAGTTGTATACCAAGTACAAAACGATTGAGTTCAACCCAGCATCAAATAAGCATGTGGCATATTGGCTCAAAAAGAGACATGACTGGAAGCCCTCTGCCTTTACGGAAACTGGGGAGCCGAAGGTGGATGAAGAGGCCCTCAAGGATATCATATTCCTTCCCGAAGTTCCATTGCTTCTTGAATTCAAGACACTCCAGAATCGTCTAGGACAGATTGCTGATGGAGACAATGGCTGGCTCAAGAAACTAGATAGTAAGAACATAATTCATGGCTCTGTTAATGGTCTTGGGGCTGGCACTCGTAGATGTACACATAGTAATCCTAATCTGGCCCAAGTCCCTAGAGTGGGAAATCCTTACGGCAAGGAATGTAGGGCTCTCTTTGGTCCTCCTAAAGAGTTTCCTTTCATGATGGGCTGTGATGCTCAGCAATTAGAACTTAGGACACTAGCTCATTACCTTTATACTTGGGACTTTGGCAAGTATGCTAAAGCTGCTCTAGAAGGCACTAAAGCTAATAAGGATGATATTCATTGGCTTAATGCTATAGCTATGGGGGTAGATAGAGATGAAGGTAAAACATTATTCTATGCCTATATCTATGGTGCTGGTCTTGAAAAATTAGGACGAGTAAAGAACAAAGGCTGGGATGCAGAATTAAATAGGAAAACAGGTTCTAGTATCAAGCGTAAGATGGAAAAGAATCTACCTGCCCTTGTGTCTTTGAAAGAATCTATTCTTAAGACAATCAAGATGCGGGGTTATCTTGTTGATCTAGATGGCCATCCTTTCAGTATTCGTTCTCAACACTCCTGTCTCAATGAGTTAAATCAAAGAGCTGGTGCTATCATAATGAAGCGTGCATTATGTCTCTTAGATGCTTCACTAAAAGTCCACTATAACTTTGTACCAGGCATAGACTATGAATTCATGTTGAATGTCCATGATGAATGGCAAGTAGCTACTAGAAACTTAGAAGTAGCTGATAGCATTGGCAAAGAATCTTGTATGGCAATAAAAGCATCCGGAATATTTTATGGTTTGAAGTGTTCACTTGATGGTGACTATGCCATAGGGACTAATTGGGCTGAGACTCACTAAAATATAAAAGGGAGAATTATGACTACTAAGAAAAAACTTGGTAAATTTGCGTCTATGGAACTCAAGAATAAATTATTGTGGGCTAATACAATCTATTTGACTAATGAAATTAAGCGATTGCATACTGTTATTGATGGCGTAGAGCGCCAACTAACTACGGCTCAGAGATCCCTGACAGCATTCCAGAGATTTGATAGAGACTTAGAGGCACTTCTTATTTCAGTAAGGGGTGGCCAGTCTATGAAGATTAGGAGTTTCTAAAAATGGCTAAGAAAGCATATGCTTCTTGTGAACATTGTGATATGGCTTATCCAGTGGGGGAATTTGAATTCATAGGTGGTATATCTCTTTGTCCTAGTTGTGAATCTGATCTGCAACGAAAGAGCATGATGACTACTAAGAGTAAGATCCCTACTAAAAAAGAAGATAAGAGTCACCCTGCTCATTATTCTGATATGAAAGAAGAACCACTTGAATTTATTCATAAGAATAAACTTAGATTTGAGGTAGGCTGTATCATTAAATATGTATGCAGATATACTAGCAAAGATGGCTTGTGTGATCTCAAGAAAGCTATGACATACTTGGAGCTCCTTATCTCTGAACTTGAAATGGAGACTAAATGAAACTTCTTATAGATGGTGATATCCTCCTCTATAAAATTGGTATGGTATATGACAAGCCTATTCAATTTGGGGATGATGCCCCGATTTATAGAGATATCCAAGAAGCTAAGGATGCTTATACTCTATTCATTAGTACTCTTATGTCTACTCTTAAAGCAGATAGGATGACACTATTCTTTACTACAGGAAAATCATGGAGATACGATGTATTTCCTAAGTATAAAGGGAATAGACCTCCTAAGCCTGAGATAATTAATACTCTTAAGGCATGGGCACTTGTCCATTACGCTGAGGATGTTCATTGCTATCAGAGCTATGAGGCAGATGACCTTCTCGGTCTTCATCAGGATATTCTTGGTAATACAATTCTATGTTCTAGTGACAAAGATTTACTTCAAATACCTGGTAAACATTACGACTGGAAGCGTGATTGTTATCAAGTTGAAGATGGGACTTTTATAGACAATAGATTGTTTACTGTGTCTCCTGAAGAAGCTGAGAAATTCTTTTGGACTCAAGTTCTCACTGGTGATCCAACAGACGGTTATCAGGGCCTCCCTGGTGTTGGTCCTGCAAAGGCAAAAGGCATCCTTGAAGGCTGTGAATCTCCTGAAGATTATTGGGCAGCTATAGTGATTGCCTATTTGCGTCATGGATACACCATCCAAGATGCTAGACAACAGGCACAATTAGCTTATATCTTGCATCCTTGGGATACCTACGAATATAGGTGGCAACCTCCATTTGATATTGAAAATGATCCTAAGTATGAAACACTCATAAGAGTACTAACTAATAAAAAGGGGCAGATTACTAGTAATGAATAATTATCAGAGATTTATTCATCTTAGAACATACGCCCGATGGCTCTCAGATAAAGGCAGAAGGGAAACTTGGGAAGAAACAGTAACTAGATACACTGATTATCTTCTTAATAAATTCTCTGATAATAAACGTGTAGTCTCTAAGATGCCTGAACTTCATGAAGCTATTCTGAATCTGCATATCATGCCATCAATGCGTGCTATGCATTCAGCCGGGGAAGCTCTTACTATGGATAATCAGACAGCTTACAATTGTAAGTACCAAGAGATTAATACTATTAAGTCTTTTGCTGATGTCCTTTATAGTCTCATGTGTGGCTGTGGCGTTGGCTTCTCAGTACAGAAGTCTCATATTGCTAAGCTTCCTAAGCTTGCTAATCGTCCAATCAAAAGCATAGATTCTTGGACTCTAAAAGTTGAAGACTCTAGAATAGGATGGGCGATGGCTTATGAAGAATACCTTCAGTCTCTATGGCTTAAAGGTGAATATCCTAGACAGATTGATGTCTCGACTATTAGGGCTGCTGGTACTCCTCTTAAAACTTTCGGAGGATTTGCTAGTGGCCCTGATGTCTTACTCAATCTCTTTGAGGAGACCAGAAAGATATTCGTACTCGCAGAAGATAACCTCAATCCAAAGAATTGCCTTGATCTCCTTTGTCATATTGCTGACTGCGTTATTGCTGGAGGAGTTCGCCGATCTGCTATGATTGCTCTCATGGACTATGAGGATGCAATGATAGCCAAGGCAAATGTAATCAGAGAACCGTGGCTCTATAATTGTAATGTTAGCGCTATGGTTGATAGTTATGAAGTCTCTCCAAGTAAAATTGTAAGGCTCATAGAACAAGCGGCTTCTCACGGGGAACCTGGTATCATATTCAAAGACACTTTGAAACGCAAGGCTCAGAAATCAGGCAGGGAATACCAAGGAGACTATGGTGTAAATCCTTGTTCTGAAGTTATTCTTAGGTCTAATGAATTCTGTAATCTAACCGAAGTTGTTCTTAGGCCAGATGATACTCTTGAAGATAATATGAAGTATGTGGAACTAGCAACCATTCTTGGATGTCTTCAGTCTTGTCTTACTGACTTCAATTTTATCCATTCAGATGCTAAATTTAATTGTGAGGATGAACGCCTTCTGGGTGTCTCCCTTACGGGAATAATGGATGATCCTGACTTTATAGATAAGAATGGTGAGGGCTGTGCCTTTGAAGCTTTGCATTGTGTAGCTGAAGAGACAGCTTGCGCCTGGAGTGGGATCTTAGGAATTAAGACACCTAAAGCTATTACTACAGTTAAGCCTTCGGGAACAGTATCTCAGCTTGTTAATTCTTCAAGTGGTATTCATCCTAGATACTCAAAGTATTATATCCGTTCAGTACAAGTAAATAAAACAGATCCTCTCGCTAAGTTCCTTATTCATAAGGGAATACCTCATAAATTTCCTAATGGAACACATGGCAATCCTGTATTCTCATTTCCTATGAAAGCTCCTCATGGTGCAATTACTAAGGATAAACTTACTGCTAAAGATCAAATGGAGGCGGCATACATTGCTAATGAGCATTGGGCAGACCATAATGTATCAGTCTCTATTTATCTCTCTGGTGAAGAAGTACTTGGCTGTGCTTCTTGGCTCTGGCAGCATAGGCATGAGATGACTGCCTTGTCTTTCTTTCCTAAGGAGACCGAGGAATACCTTAAAACATTCCCATGGATTCCTTATGAAGCTATAACTAAGACCAAGTATGATGACCTAGAAGCCGCTATGCCTAAGATTAATTGGAATGAATTTACTACTTTTGAGTCTAAGCATAGAAATGAAGCTGCTAAGTCAGTTGGAGTTGAGAGAGCCTTAGCTTGCTCAGGGGGTAAATGTGAACTCTAATCTGCTTTATGAACTCATGGAAAAACTAGATAATGCTTTTCCTAATAAACTTCCTCTTGAGTCAGAGATGCTAAATAGTCCACACAAAGTATGGATGAGCATAGGTTCACGTCGTGTAATTGAGTACATCAGGAGTGAACTTATTAGGAAGGATGATTAATGATGGAGGTCTAAATGTGTATTTCTAGTATGTTTAAGACACCCAAGGTAACTATGCCTTCGGTGCCAGCCCCAACACCTACGCCTCCCAGTATTCCAGTAACCTCAGTTGCCACTGATCTTGACCCTTTGGCTACCATTCGTAAGAAACGTCTAGGTAAACAAAGATTCAAGTCCGGGGCACTTGGAGGTCTTACGACTGGGGACGCCGCTATGGCCCCAAGTGGGGCACCTGTGGGACTCCCTAGTCTAGCAGGAATTGGGAGGTCCTAAATGGATAATGCCTCAGCTAGATTCGGGGCATTAGATACCATCCGCAGGGCACACTTAGATAGGGCCAGGGACTGTTCAGCTTTGACAGCTCCCTGGCTCTTACCCCCTGAGGGACATAGTATCAATGATCCATTACTTGTTGCTTGGCAGAACTTGGGTTCAAGATGTGTACATAATCTTGCATCTAAGTTATTGCTTATCCTATTTCCTCCTCAGATTCCATTCTTCAGATTAGAGATTAGTGATTATGAAATGAAGCTTCAGGCTATACAAGCTATAGATCCTGCAACTGGGGTATCATTACTTGAATCTTTTATGGAAGCCTTCAGTAGAATTGAGAGAGCAACTCTACTCCTCTTCTCTAAGAATAGGCTGAGGAATCCTCTATATCAGCTCCTTCTAAATGTTATCATAACTGGATCAGCTATGTGGCAAGATATGGAGGATGGCAGGTATAGAGTTTATCGTTTGGATAACTGGGTATGCCGAAGAGATCCCGAAGGGGATTTGGTTGAAACAGTTACAAGAGAGTATAAATACTGGGAAGCCTTAGATGAAGAGACTAAGACTAATCTAAAGGCATTACATGGTGAAGAGATTGGTAAAGGGAATAAAGAACTCTTACCTTTGTATACTTGGGGTGTACTTGATCCATCCAGTAAGACATGGAAAGTAACTCAGTCTCTTATGGACTATGAAATTACTAAAGAGTCGATTGAGTATTCACCTGATAAATTCCCATTTCATTGTGCCTCTTGGATTCGTATATGTGGAGAAGACTATGGCCGTGGTCAGGTAGAGAATCATCTGGGGGATCTTAGAACATTAGAATCTAGCAGTCAGATTATTCAAGAAGGCTCAGCAGCTGCTGCCAAGATTCTATTTCTTGTGGACCCTAATGGCACAGTAAGAGCGACTAAGATTGCTAAGACTCCTAATGGTGGATTTGTAGAGGGTAAAGCTGATGAAGTTACAGCGCTTCAAGTAAATAAGTATTATGACTTCAAAGGCATTCAGGATCTTATGCAACTCAAGACTCAAGAACTCTCTTATGCCTTTCTTCTCAATAGTGCTATCCAGCGCAATGCTGAACGAGTCACAGCAGAGGAAATTAGAGTCATGGCGAGTGAACTTGAGCAGGCTCTTGGGGGAACTTATGCCCTTCTAGCAGAAGAACTCCAGATGCCTATTGCTAATAGTTTGCTCCAGGATCTTAATATTCAGAAGTTTATTCCACCTGTTGTCAAAGATAAGATCCAGGTAATTGTGTCCACTGGTATTGAGGGACTTGGCCGAACTCATGAATTGAGTCAGTATAACGCCTTTCTTCAGAATACACAATTACTTCCTAATGCCTCTTCATGGATAAATACAGGGGTTGCTCTAAAACGTCTTGCCACTTACCATTCAGTGGATATCACTGGTATTATAAAGACACCTGTTGAAGTAGAACAAGAAATGACTAATCAGCAGAATATGGCTCTTGCTGAAAAAGCTACTCCAGAAGCGACTAAGATAGTAGCTAATACTATGGCTAATCAGCCAGCATAAAGGAAATAAAAATGGCAAAGAACAATGTCCTTACTCCTACAGCCCTTGGTATCAGTCTTGATAATGATAAACCTGATACTATTGTTGCTACCAAAGATCAGCCCATGACAAAGAATGGTTCTGCACTTATCAATGATGAAGCAGTCCCTAGGAGCAATGGTGTGCAGCTCAAAGTTCGTCAGGGTACTGTACCTTATGCTCCCAATAACAATACTGCTCAGGTCTATAAAGAATGCAAGGAAAACAAAGTTCCTCTTCAGTCTACCATGCTCAAGACTATCAAGGACAAGAAAGCAGCAGAGGGAACTAAGAAATAATGACTACTGATAACAATACAACTATTTCAGCTATTACCCCAACTGGACAGGATAGACAGAAGACAACTACTGATCCTACTAAAACAGATATAAGTGCTCCTGCTAACAGTGATGCCAAAGTAGACACTGAATCTAGCAAAGTGGATTGGGAAAAGAGATTCAAGGATACTCAGCGTGCCCTTCAGGAAGAAAAAGCTAAGAATACTAAGAAGTCTGATGAGAACAAACCGGCTGATGCTTCAAAGACTGTGACCCAGGATGAACTTAATGCACTGTCTTCAGAGTTCATTGAAAAAGGGGTTCTGTCCGATGAGTCTTATCAGCGTCTTGCTGCTAAGGGTTATCCTAAAGAAATGGTAGATGGCTACATAGCTGGTAAGAAGTATGAGGCTGAGAACCTTAGAACTGGTACTCTTGCTATGATTGATGCTGATACAACTAAGGCTCAAGGCATCTATGACCAGATGATCGAGTGGGCATCAGACAACTTTGATGACAAAGAAGCAGAAGAGTATGATGCGCTTATTGCTTCTACTTCTCTTACGGCTAAGCGTAGCGCAGTTAGTTATTTGATGCAGAGATATCTTAATGCTAATCCTCAGAACAAAGGCACTTCTAAATCTCTGCCTACTCCTACGCTTCCCACTAAAGGAGACACTTCTGTTCCGACACAGGCTGATGCTGGGCATTATAATTCTATGGCTGAAATGCGTAAGGATCTCAAAGATCCTCGATATCAGAAAGACCTAGCATTTCGTGCTCTTGTAGATCAAAAGACCCTCAAGGCTAAGGCCTTGGGCAAGATCTAATTTCTATTACTCGTGTCCCAAGTAGGACAGATACCTTTCTCGTTGACATGGCCCTGTCATTAAGACTCCTGCGGGATTCCTTAATATAAACAGATTCCCTTGAATACGACAGGCATCTTCCAATAATGACACAATCTCATTAATTAAAAAGGAAGATACCAATATGGCTTTCCCTGATTTTCATAATACCTTTGCAGATAAAGGTGTAGTTACTACCGAGGCCAATCGGCGCGAACTTCTTCTCACCCAGTTCTCTGGGGATGTCCTTAACTTCTTTGATGATAAGACCATCATGGGTGGTCGCATTCGTCAGAAGACTATCTCCACTGGAAAGAGTTATCAGTTTCCTGTGACTTCCTATGTCCAGGCAGCGTTCCATAAGCCTGGTACCCAGATCACGGGTCAGGATCCTCAGAACTCGGCACGCACTATCTCTATTGATGACATTCTCTATTCCTCACTGAATCGCCATGATCTCTATGAGGCCCTTGGTGAGTGGAGTGACCGCCAGGAATATGCTCAGGCTATGGCTAATGCCCTTGCCAAGTCTAAGGATGTCATGGAAATGTGCGAGGTCATTAAGGCTGCCCGTAGTGCTGCCACGATCCCCGGTAAGACCAATGGAGGCACCCAGATCGTATCTGATTCCTTCAAGGTTGCCACTGGTGGCGCTGCTGACTCTAATGAAATGGCCCTTGCCATCTTCGAGGCTCTGTTCCAGGCCCGTCAGATCCTGATTGAAAAGAACATCTCTGGCCAGCTCACTTTTGCCCTGAATCCTCAGAGATATCTTAGTCTCATGAAGGCTGTGCAGACTAATGGTTTTGCTGTGGCTAATCAGGATTACTTTGGTATCCCGGCCAATCTCAATGAAGCCACCCTGCCCCGGATCGCTGGGTTTGACATTATTCCTACCAATCTGCTCCCGGCGGCTAATATGACTGCTACGGGTGACGCAGTAGGTGGGACTCCTGGCACCTTTGCTGATACTCCTCTGCATACTAATCACACTGTAGATGCTTCTAAGACCATTGGTATCATCTGGCACCCGGACGCTGTGGGTACTGTTACCTCTATTGGTCTTAGGACTAAGATGCAGGAACGCGTTGATTATCTTGGTGAGCTCCTTGTTTCCTATTTCCTCCTTGGTTCTGGTGTCCTTCGTCCTGAATGCGCCATTGAACTGAGTCTGGATTCGCTCTCTAACTAAGCTAATCTCCCTGTATTCTAGCAATAGAATACTTCTGTCCCTAGTCTGGGTACTTAGGCATCTGGACTAGGGACATTTTTACATAAGGCTGATTCCTTGAATGAATAATGGCAAGGACTTTGTGGGTTCGATTCCCAATCAGTCAATGACTACTAAATTAACTTGGAGGAAATAATGGTTACTAATCCAACATGGACAGAATTGAATGCAGTTAATTCAATGCTTCTTTGTATTAAAGAATCCCCAGTGGCCTCCATTGATGAGGCGGATGCTGATTTCACTAATTATATGGAAGCCCTAGTTGCTAAAGATATCTTGCATCAGACTAATGTTCAAATGCAGACATCTGGATATATTTTTAATACAACAGATAATGTTACTTTATCCCCTGATACATCTGGTCATATTTATCTGCCAGTTAATACATTAGTTGTTAGGTCACATTATGCAGCTTATACTTACTTTGGACTTGACGGTAAGTTGTGGGATAAAGAAGCTAATACTGATATCTTCACATCCTCAGCAGTAGTGGATCTAATTCTATTTCTTGATTGGGATTCTCTTCCACCTGTCTTTGCTCAATATATCACAAAGGTTGCTTCTAAAGTCTTTGTGGATAGGATGCGTGGTATGGGGCAATCCCAGTTCCTTGATAGAGAGATCATTTCCCTTAAGTCTGTAATAGAGGAGATGGTTACTCATCAGGAGTCTCCTACTGTATTTGATAATTATAGGATTGGTGGAATGTTAGATAAGTTTAATAATCCTATTGGTGGAAATGTGAGGCGCTAATGCCAATTACTACTAAGGCCCTCCCCGGCCTTTATGGGGGAATTAGTGAACAACATCCTCATGCTAGATTAGAAACTCAGTGCGAAGATGCTGTAAATTGTATTGGTAATGTCGTGGATGGACTGAGATTAAAGAGACCCCAGACTAAACTTATCAAGGTAGCTGACTCTGATCTTAGTTCATCTGATCTCTTTGTTCATCCTATGGCCCTTGAAGCTGGTAACTTCATTCTTATATTTAATTATAATGATGTAATGACTATTTTCAAGGATGATGGAACAAAGTATAGTAGTGGTTCTAAGTTGACTATAGAGGCAGCAGCCCTTAATTACTTAAAAGTTGGAACTAATGCTCCCTCCACTAATTTAAGAGCATTAACAATTAGCGACTCTACATTTCTTTTGAATAAGAAAGTAACTGTTGCTAATGCTATAGCCTCTAGTTCCTATGCCCTAAATCTAGCTCTTGTAGAATTTAAGACAGGGGTAGCAAGTCAGACATACAAAATAGATATTGATATTATGTCTTCTTCTTCTCCTGATACTATTATTAAATCTTACCAGATTAATGCTGGTACTTCTTTAACAACTGGCTCAGCAGACGCAGCAGCCAATGTAACAGCTATGATCCCTTATTTCACAGCTATTGGTTTTACTGGAGTTCAAAGTGGCTCTGCTTTCTTCTTCACTTTTGAGGGGGATAGAGTAAGTCGTAATGGAGCTGACTATGTTTGTAAAGTAGCTCATACAGCATCAGCGGCAACAGAGCCTGGTGTTGGGGCCTCATGGGCCACTGTATGGACTTTGCAGACTGGTACGATTGCTGCCACTATTGCATGGGCTTCTGGAACAGTTTATAAGACTGGTTCAGCTGGTGGTGTTCAGTATCCTATGAGTATCAGAACCAAAGATGGTTTTGGTAATCAAATGATTAAGGGATATAGCTCTAGTTTCAGACAGCCAGATCCTTCTCTTGCCGGCACTTATGTTACTATTGTCCAGAAGTACGCTGATCTCCCAAGAGTAGGAATGGGTAGCTCACATATATATGAGATTGTGGGAGAGACTTCAACGACTAGTGGTTACTATGTCAAATTTGATCCTACTCAGAATCTCTATGTTGAGACCTCTTTGCCTTATCATAATTACAGTCTTGATGCTAATACAATGCCAGTTATTCTCAGATACCTACCTGCTACTGATGAATTTACTTTATCTTTGGCTGATGAGGATGATGAGTTCACTGAGAATAATAGGTCTAGTGGCGATAATATTAGCAATCCAGATCCCTCCTTTGTAGGAAAGACAATTAGTGATCTCTTCTTCTTTAAGAATAGGCTTGGCTTCATAGCTTCTGAGAACATTTGTTTGTCTAAAGCAGGAGACTACTTTGACTTCTATGCAACAACAGTAACTGAAGTCTTAGATGATGATCCTGTTGATGTCTCAGTAGATACTAATAGAGATGTTACTCTGCGATCTGCTGTACCTTTTGAAGATTCAATGATGCTTTTTAGTGATTCTCAGCAGTTCATTATCTCCTCAGGATCTCAGCCATTCACACCTAAGACTTGCTTTATGACACCAGCAACATCATTCAATTTTGAACCTTCAGTGCCGCCTGTTCTTAGTGGCCCTAATGTCTATTTCATAGAGCCTAATGGAACTCATAGTATCCTTCGAGAATACTTTGTTGTCCCTGAGACTGTGACCTATGATGCTGCTTTACTCACTAAGCACACTCCTACACTTCTTCCTCAGTATATTCAGAAAATAATTCCAGTTACTAATCAAGAAATGTTATTACTTCCTAGCATTAATAATCATGAGATATATGTCTATAAGTATCAATGGGAAGGACAAGAGAGAATCCAGAGTGCTTGGTTCAAATGGGAATTTGATACTTTGCTCTTGGGCTCTTGTATACTTGGTACTACCCTATATCTTATAGATACAACTGGAAACTTATTCTCTATGAATATTAATAATGAGGATAACTTCGGATGTCTATTCCAGTATCATCTTGATTATGCCCAAGATGTCTATACAACTGGTATCCTTAATGTAGATGGAGATACCATTATAACTAATGCTGACTTCACATTGGTAAGTACATCCGCTGCTTTTGACTTTAAGTTTTCTAATTTCCTAGGTGGAGACTTAGATGAAATTAAACAGCATTTCCATTTTGTTAATAGAACCTATGGCAAAGAGGCTGAGATTGTTAGTCTAACTCTCGTAGGTTCTACATATACCTTTGTCTTACGTGGGGATTATTCCCAAGGACAAACAAGATGGACTTGTGGCTTTGATTTTGATTCTTATCTCTCTGTCTCAGAAATTACAGCAAGAGATCAAAATGGTGTAGCAATGGCTAATGTAAATATTAGTGTTATGAATTGGTTCTTTGAATTCAAAGACACTGGGCATTTTGATGTCAAAGTCACTCCAAAGAGAAGACTTGAAAGAACTAAGTCATATAATTTCTTTGAGCTAGATACTGATACTCTTAGTACCATAACTCTAAAGAATAGTGGTGACTTAGGCTATAGATTTAAGTCATATGTAATGTGCAATGCACAAGGTTCTACTCTGAAGATATTTTCAGATTCTTATATGCCAGCTCAAATTACTCAGATGGCTTTTGAATTGGATGTCCAAAGATTATAAATAGGAGCATTATGTGTATTTAATACGACCCTACGATAGATCATCACATGGCATGAAGATCACTAAGATGGAACTAGCTAAGATAGACTTGGAGGAAGTCCAAGGGGCACTTGGTCTTTCAAGTAGTATCATGGCTATATTCTATTCTATTAGTAACTCAAAAGAAATCCATGTCATTATAGATGAGGACACCGAAGCTATTATTGCCATTATGGGAATAGCTGAGAAAGTAGGATATGATAATGTACTAACTGGTGTCCCTTGGGTATTAGGAACTGAGAAGTTCCATGCTATTAACTCAAGGGGCACCAGATCCTTCCTCAATTTGGCGCAAGTCTGGTTTGAACGATGGCGACATCAGTATAAACAATTAGAAAACTTTGTTGCCACTAAGAATACTAAGAGTATTAGATGGCTCAAGTGGCTTGGTTTCATAGTAGATACAGATAATAAGTGGTATCTTATTGACAAAGGAATACCGTTCTTTCGATTCTATACATAACTAAAGGAGGTACTAGCCTATGTGTAGTCCTGTTGTATTAGCTGGTGTGCAGATGGCCACTGAAGCTATGAGCATTAGTGCTCAGAATCAAATGACCGCTGCTAATGCTAGTGCCCAAGGTGCATATGCTGTTGAAGTAGCTAAGTCCTCTTATAGTGCCCTTAATGATAGGGCAGCTGAAGAGAATCTTAGTATTGCCGTGGATAAATCCCGGAGAAAGGCTCAGGGTCTGCGTGAGCGGGGTACAGTGGCTGCTAGGGCCTCTGAGAGTGGGCTGGCTGGAAACGTAGCAGTCCGTGACATGATCAGCTCATTGGTCTGGGAAGCGCAAGACCTAGGGGCACTGGAGGCCCAGCGCGAGGTCACAGGACGCCAGATTGAGCGACAGAAGGTTGCTGCATTCACCGAGGGTCTCTCGGGAATCAACCGGGCCAAGGCCATCCAGAAGCAGGGAACTGTTTCCCCCATTAGCGCGGCCCTGAGGATCGCTGGAGCTGGTCTTGAAGGATACTCCCGGTACGAGATGCTGCGTGCCCCTACGAGGCCCCGAGGGGCTAAGGCAGGGACTCCTGACTACAGCCTGACCGAGTATGAAACTGACGGGAATTTGCTCGTCTAAAATAGGAGAATGAATCATGGCACAGAGGCCAACAGACAGATCACTCCGAGGAGGTCCGTTGCCTCGGGAAGTGTCTCAGCAAGAATCATATAGACGTGGCCCTGAGATCAATCCAGCGGCACGTGGGGATGGGGCCTCCCTGGTTGTAACCTCAGTTCCCCAAGAGAATAATAGTCTTATGGACTTGGCAAAAGGTCTTTCAGGAATGTCTAAAGGCCTTGATACCTATTTCCAATTACAGGCTACCTATGGTCGTATTAACATGGAAGAAGCAAAGATCCGGGGCGCCCTTGGACTTCCTAAGGGCCATGGCCTTGGTCTCGAATGGGGAGTAGACAAAGGCTTCAATGAAGGCCGAGGAACTTCCATAGGGACTAAGATAAGCACTGAGATTGCTCAGAGACTCCAAGAAGAAGATTATGGTATTTCCCAAGGTGTGACTGCTGAAACTTATCCTAAGTATATGGAGAAAGTGACTCAGGATATTACAACTAAATACCTTGGTTCTAGCCCTAATGGTGATGTCCTCAATGGCGCAGCAGATAATATTGCTAAGGCTAAGGTAGCTGGTGAAATTGATGGATATAGACGCCATTGGATTGAGCATCAGTCTCAACAGGCTCAGGAAGTTATGGGAGCTGTTGATTCAGTTCTTGATTCCCAAGTTCAATCAGTAGAAACTCTGATGAATTCAAATGCTTCCCCTGATCCTATTACTTATAGAGATAATATTTCTAGGTCTATTAAGGACTTAGCGACAAAGATGAATGTCCCTAGGAATCAACTCAATGGTATTCTTCTTAATTCTCTTGAAACTAAGCTTCAGAATCTAGCCACAGTAGCTAGTAATTCAGATGATCCAAAGGTTGCCATGAAGGCTATGGCACTCTCTGGCAATCTTATTAAAATAATGGAATCACCAGATAAGTCTGGATTCTCTTTCTCAAAGGCTATGGTGGCTGATGCTGAGGGGAATCTCAAAGCTCCTTTCAAGAGTACACTGCATAATATTATTAAGAGCCACTATGATACAGTGTCTCAAATGAATAAAGCACTAATTGATAAACAGGATACTTATGAAAAGAATCTCTTTGGGGATGTCTTGACTAAGATTACTGAGAAAAGTATTACTGAGAAGGAAGGTTTCAAAGTAATACTTAGTGCTATTGATACTGGGAAAATTAGAAAAGAGAATGCCCCAGATTATATTAAGAAAGTTAGTGACTTTATTAATAATGATAGAGTTGGTGTCCTCGATACTGAGCTTAGTCTGAAGTATGCTGCTATGGCTTCTTCTGGTCTAGTTACTCCTGATATAGCTATCGACATGGATAGACGTGGAGTACTACCTTCTAAAGAAATTAAGCAAGGTCTCATTACTAGTATGAATGAGCAGCAACAGATGGCTAGAACAGTTAAATCAGCAGGTATACAAGCTGCTACTATTGATAGGGCTGAGAAGCGAAGATTAGACAAGGAAATTAGAGATAAAAATATTGCTGATGCTAAGGAAAGAAAGAAACAATTCCGAGATTTTGGCATGGCAAAAGGAAAAGAGTTATCTCCTAAAGACCCTGCTGAGGCTCTTGCTTTTGGTCTCTTAGTAGAAGAAATGGCAGATGATCCTAGCCTTAAATACTTAGGTATTGAACACTTGGATATGTTTTATAATAAAGCTAATCTGACAACTAATAATATCATTAAACTTAAAGGACGTAATCTTTCTTCAGCAGTAGCTAATAAGACATTAGATATATTAGCTAGAAATGGAAAGACATTCCCAACTCAACAATCCGCAACTCCAAAGGTTTCTTCTGGTGAGCCAGAGGAAGCCCCAAGGACTAATCCAATGGAAGGACGGACAAGATAAATGGCAGAAGATATTGAAGGTGGTGGAATTCCTCTTAGTGCTAGTGATATAGAAAAAGGAATTACTAAACCTATAGAAGAAACTGAGACAGTGACTAGTTCTAATATTCCTACCCCTACAGGAGAACCTGTTACTACCCCACTTGAACCTCAAGTTCCAGCAGTAACTCCTAAGACTCCTCTCCCTGTAGCCCCTATTCCTACTCAAGAGGAAACTGCAACTGTAACTCTTGATAAAGACTGGAGAGACAATATCCTTAATGATCCTAGTATTCCAAAGGAAGCTAAGGACATAATTAACAAGGATGCCATAGATTTCACATTGGCATCAGGTGAGAAGATTCCTATTCTTCCTGCCAATTCTCCAGTATTCAAAGGACTCATGGACTATACAGATGATCTTAGGTATAGTCAGCGACTGCATGCTATGGACTATGCTAATAATGTTGCTAAGGTAACTAATGCTAATCCTAATGACATTATGAAATCCTTGTATGATACTGGTTCATACACAGCGGATCTTAGACAACCTAAAAAAGAAACTATTCCTAACATGTCTTATATGGAATATGCTTTTGATACTGTGGTGCGGGGTGGAATAGGAAGTGCTGCGCAGACAGCCTTAGAAGTCCCTAACTTACTTCTTAGTGTTCCTGCTGCAATCTATACTAATTCTCCTTTGGGAGATTACACACCAGAATTCAGCAAAGCGCTGACTGAGGTTGCGGCATGGCCTGAGACTCTTAGGAACTATGTCATAGATCAACCTAAGTCTGCTCCCGGAAAAGCAGTGGGATTCTTCAGTTCTTTATGGAGTGCTAATAAAGCATTTGCAAAATACATCCCCATGGCTGGTAATAAGATACTTGGCTGGTCAAGACTACAAAAAGCTGCTGGTATGCCCCTTGTAGATGATGTAGCCATAGCTGGCACAGCTCTAAAGACTGAGTATCTTGGTGCTTGGATCAAAGAGAGTACCAATACTAAGGAACGAGCCGCTAGAATAGCTATGGCTACTCTCTCATGGATGCGGGATAGAGCGGGTGTAGTGGCTACTCAAGGGCTTAGTTCTATGAAAGATCCTAGAACATGGATGGAAGGCTCATTACTTTATACAGGTCTTATTCAGGACGCTAAGGATGGTTGGTTGGCTGATGTCCCTGAACTCCAAGGCAAGGGTATCATGAAGAATACAGCCCGCCTTGTTGCTGAGGTTACTGCTGATGCAACTTTGGGTGCTTTTGTATGGGCTGCCTTTATGGGCGCTGGTGGTGTGCTTAAAGTATCTAAGCAGATTCTTAAACTCTCTGAGGCTGAAAAAGTTGCATTGAAAAATATAGAAGAGGGTACTAATGGTCTTGGTTATGAGTCTATTGCAGCCGCTAAGGGTGATATTGAATTAGCTAGAAAAACTGAAATTGCTAAATCTGTTGCTGATACTTTTAATCTTGCTCCTAATAGTCCTATTTCTCATGTTGTTGCAGATCATATTATGAGTACAGGAAAATCAATAGATTCAAGAGAAATAAGTCAGTTCGTTGAAAGTCTGAGAAGTTCAACGACTACCTCTTCTAGACAAAGAGAGATTGAATTTCTATTCAAAGATGGTCTTAACACTCAAATTGCCGAAGAAGCAGTTAAGCGCGGAGAGAATATTGAACGTATTATGACTGGTAGTAGCAAAGGCATTCTTCAATTGACAGCACCCAAGCCTTTAATTGAGGGGACTGAAACCTTTGTTAAAACTAATCCTTTGCAGTCTCTTATAGAAATAGTAGATTCAATAGCTCTTAATTCTACTAATACACTCAAGACTCTTCCTGATAATTTGTCTCCTTTGGCTAATGATATTAAGACAAGAATTACAGGCATCATAGAGACAGTCCAAGGACAACTTAAAAGTGGCCTGATTAAGGATATAAGTGAGGCAGATCAGGCTGCATTGACTTATGCTAGTAATCTCAATGTTATAAGGGATGCCATTGTCCTCGATGTAGAATCAGGCACTAAGGTTTTCTTTAATAGTCTGGATGAGACTCTCACTAATATCACTGATCCTAAGTATCTCAAATTGTCCATTGGTAAGACCCATGAATTTGAAGTAGCACTTGCTAAGTTCTTTGAGTCATTTGATATTAGGGTAGCTCCTGAAAAGAATGTCTATGTCTCATCTCTTATACAAGAAGCTGATAAGTTGATTAAGAGTAATCCTAATCCTGTCTTCCCTATTGGTAGAGGTTCTAGGACAGGTGCCTGGGATCCTCTTGATGCCAATATCCAGGCCATAGGTTTTGTTCTTAGGGAAGGCATGGGTGCAATCCTTGGTGGGACTGCCGGGGCTATCTATAGTTCTTCTCAGCGTGAGGATGGAAAGATTGATCTAAATCATATAATGATGGGGGCCTTTGCTGGGTTATTCATGCAGCATGGCTACCGACATCTTGGAGGGCCAAAGGCTGCTGAGTCTATCACGGAGGCCTCTGGAACTCTGAAATCTAATTCTCCTGCAATGAAACAGACTGTTAAAGAGCTTGGGGCTAGACTTACCTCAGTAGAGAAGTTTAATCAAGTCCTTAAACAGAATGTAGCTGAACTACAGACAAGAGTTGCCCAAGGTAAAGCGACACAGAAGCAATTAGATATTGCTATGGAACAGCAGAAATCTATAGAACTGTTGCTCAAAGATGCCCCTAAGAATTCTGAAGAAATAAGAACTTTTGTTAAGACTAATGTTCCTAAAGAAGAAATTTCTAAATTTGAGAAGTTTCAGAAGAGTATATCTACTGAGAATCTGAGTAAGGCATTCAAAGACAAAGAACTCAATGAGTCTACTTTTGCTGAATTAATTGGTGAAGTACCTGAGGATGGATTTCTTAATCCTGAAAGCGTAGAAGGATTCCTTAATACTCTGTCTAATAATTTGACTAGTCTTGCTAGAGAGACTGGCCGAACTGACTATGCCCGTATGGAAGGTGAAGCCTTCAAATTCTTCAAAGAAAACTTGATGCAACAGAATGGATTTAATAGTGACTCTGTAGCTCAAGTAATTGGAGAGATGGAGAGATACTATGGCAAAGGTAAAATGCAAAATATTGTTACTTCTGCTAGTATCATGCAAGAGAGTATCTTTCAGGAATTAAAAAAGCTTTATCCAATTGCTGATAAAACTACAGAGCAACTCAGCAAAATGGCTATGCTTCAGCATCAGTATGACATTCTTACTCATACTATAACTAGGTCTGTCAGTGAAGCGGCTAGAGTTACAGGTCATGCTACTAAACTAGCTAAATTACGCAGAGGAAAGATAGAAGCTCTTGGTACTGAATTAGCAGCAATGGGTATTACTAAGGATAAGATGGATGATGTATCTAAGGTGCTCTATGCTGAACTTGTTGAATCTGGTGGTAAACGCACTAATAAATATCATCATCTGGCTGGCCTTGGTGGAGATAGAAACTTTCTTACAAGTCTCCTTGGTCTTAGATATTATGCAATGCTTAGTAGTCCTTGGACTTGGACTAAGAACTTTGTGGACAATAGTTTTATGCTTGGTATTAATACCTATGAGCAGACTGTTGGAGGTCTTATCAAGACAGGAGAATTGACTCAAGGTAGAAACTTTGTCTATGATATCTACCATTCTCTTGGTGAAGCAATGGATAATGCTAAGTTCGCTTGGAAGAATGAAATTAGCGCCATTGATAACAAGGGAACTAAGTTCATTGATATGAATGATGCTAGGACTTCTGCCATCTCTGTCTATCCAGAAGGTATTGAAGGATCAATATGTAAGACCTTGGACTATATTCATGGAACTCTTTCTGAGTGGACTCTTAGACCTTCTAATGTCCTTGTGGCAACAGATGACTTCTTTAAGACATTACTTCATAAACCTAAACTTATGCAGAGTCTTAGAGAAGAAGCCACTAGACAACTAAAAGAAGCTAATCCTAAAGGTATTCTTCAGGAAACAGATATAGAGAAACTGACTCTAAAACTTGCATCAGATAAAGATACAATAGGAGCATTCATTGATGATGCTACTCAGTTTGCTAGGAAGGGAACTTATACTGAATCAATGACTGGAACATATGGTAAAATTGGTGCAGCTATTGAAGCTAATCCAGTTCTTAGAATCTTTGTTCCGTTTCTTAGAACTAATGTCAATATGCTTAGACAGACAGCGGATCGAATACCCATAGTCTCAATGTTATCTAGACAGGCAGATAGAGATGCCTTTACTAAGTTCCTTATGACTAATGGAAAGATGACTCCTGAATTCGCTGATATGATGACTAGATGGTCTGCTGGTAGCCTTCTGTTATCTGGTGGTGCAATGGCTGTTATGTCTGGTAAAGGTTATGGATCAATGGACTTCAGAGCTGATAAAAAGAAACTGATGACTATTGGTGCTAAGCCCTATACTGTTGGTGGTATTAATTATGGTGAATTTGGTATGTCTCGGATGCTCATGTCAATTGGTGCTGATGCTGCTGAGATGCTCTCATATATTGGAACACATGACATTAACTCTTCAATAGCTGAACGAATTCAGGATGCAATGGCTGGAGCTTCAATTATTGTGGCTGACCAGATTACTCAGCCTGGGATCTTTGATGCTACGGCTGGCTGGGTTAAGTGGGCTAATATGACCTCACTCGATAGAGCTTCAGCACAGGCTGAGAATACTATGACTAGATTTGCTTCATCATTTATTCCTAATAATGCTAAGGCAATGGCCCGAGTTCTCGATGACCGTCTCAGAGAGACAAGGGGAATAATGGATAAACTGATGGCAGAGATAGGGATGAGTAAAGCTCCAGTCAAATGTGACATACTTGGGTATGCAGTCCATAAGAATGTAGATCCTTTTGCCCCTTTGATTAGAGAAGCTCTTCAGACGGCTGGTGTTAATGTCCTTGATCTTGAGCAAAGAAAAGAAAAAGTCTATGGTATTACTCTGTCTCCTGTCCAAAATCAGGAACTCAAGAAATTCCGAGGGAAATTGATTCGAGATATTGATTATACAGGTCTTACAGCTCAAGAAATCAATATGGAAGTACGAGTTGCCCAAGGAAAAGCTGAAGAACATATTGTTGAGACTTATAAAGAACTTCAGCAATTTGAGGGAGTAGCTAATGAGATTAGAGCTACTGAAGAAGAGCAGAAGAATCAAAGACTCTTAGAAATCTATAAACAGATGACTGGAAAGGGGAATGACTAATGACAGTCCCAGCCACAGAATATTGGTATAATGCTGGTGTTGGGGGTGTCGATTCCCAATACTTTACCTATCCTGACTATATTGCTGATAGTGGTGGAGTTACTTATTTCACTAGTGCCCTAAAAGTAGAAGTCAATGGAGTACTAAAAACACTTACCACTGATTATACAATCTATGGCGCTTATGTCAAAATGAATTCTCCACTTGCTACTGGTTCTATGGTTCATATTTACAGAGAGACACAGGGAACTAGTCTGCTTGTCACAACTCCTAGTGTTACTGCTCTTAGAGCTACTCACTTAGATAAGAACTTTTGGCAATTGTTCTGGTTGGTTCAGGAAGCTTACAACTATGCTAAGTCAGTATTCACTAAAGTATATAATACAGTCACTGGACGTATTGAAGTAGACCTCAACGGAGCTGTCTTAACAGATGCTGGGACAACTTTATATCCTACGGATCTAGTCACTAAAGCCTATGTTGACGCTCTACTGACTAATTTCATTGCCTCCACTGGAAGCTATGTTATTTCTCAGGGATATATGACAGTTACCCCCGGAGATACTTTGGTAACTCTGCCATTAGCCTTCAAGTTTGGCATTCTAGTTCTTCAAGGAATTCCACAAGCTCCAGTCAAAGATTATAGTCATACTATAGCTACAGCAACTGTTACCTTTACAGAAGAAATTCGTTCTGGTTGTGACACTTTGTATTATATTCTATTTAATGACCCAACATAAGGAGAAGCCTTTATGGCTAAGAATCATAGCGAATGCGATGAATGTGACAAACGGCATGAACGCTTGGCGGCCATAGAGGCCCAACTCAAAATTCAGTCTGTCATTCTCTTGGCAGCTCTTGGTGCCAATGCTATTAATCTATTCAAGATGTTTATTCATCAATAAGGAGTCTATATGAACTTCAGGACTATTCTTGTAACTTTGTTCCTTATTTGTTCCCTTGCCATAGCATCCTATGGTGCTATTACTCTCAAGACCTATAATGAAGGTAGTGCTACTGCTTCAGCTACTGATGTTGTTAAGAAAGATCCTATGTATGATGATACAATTGGATTCAAACAGAATGACAATGGAACCTCTACTGGGCAGATTAGTTGGAATGGTGGCATTAGAGAGCCTATTGCTGTAATTCCGATTACTGAAACTGCTATTGCTTCTGCCTCCACTACTAATGGAAATCTCTATTTCTATTGGGATACCTCTGCACTTCAGCTCAAGATTAAATATAAGAATGCTACTGGAACTGCTTATGTTGGTTCCTTTACTTTTGCAACGGAGTAATCTATGACTACAGAAACAGTAATTAATTTGATCCTTGCTATCCTCTCTTCTATCAGTGTCCCTCTCATTCTTAAAGTTAATGAACTCATTCGTATGAAGATTAAGGACACTTTCTATCAGAAGGTATCTTTGATTATCTGGGAATGTGTTATTGCCATAGCGCCTAAGTTCTTCGACAAGATTGCTGATGGGAAGTTTGATGAGGGTGAACAAGCAATCTTTAAGAAAGAAGTTATTTCTATTGTTACTCCTAGACTCATGGAACTTAGAGGATTTGCTAAGGAGAAACTTGGGCTTTGGCTCTCGACTCAGGTGGATGTGCTCCTGGGAAAGTTTCTGTTGACCATTGGGGCTGGGGAGGAAACTTCGGACCCAATGGACCCGGATCAGGATCCTCTAGCGAGTGCTGTGGCAACGGAGCAGATTGGATCCAAGCAGGAAAGCTCGGAAGACTGAAACTCTACAAGAAGGCATCAGGCACTCCTGATTTCAGAATCGGGTTCTCCTGGTCCTTCTAACCCAGCCTGCTAAGGCCACAGATGCCCCTAGGAGCGATCTGGGATTCCCCTATGAGGATTTCTTCAAAGGGGGATTCTGGATCGCTCCTTGTCCTTCTAATACTATTGGAGAAGTATATGCCTAAAGCAGCTCATCTAGCCCTCATCAAAGAGGCTAAGAAAAAGGGACTTAAAGGTAAGCGCAAGAATACTTATATTTATGGTACCCTTAGAAAAATTGAAAAGAATATGAAGGATTAAGACATGAAAATAAAGACAGTAGGACTTGTTCTTAGTCTCTATATGCTGATTACTTCATTGGCCTTTGGTGCTATAATCATCAAGAATGCTAGTGATGTCAGTACCCTTGCCACTCCCGTATGGACTATTGAACCAGCTAATAGTGCCTATATTCCTAGAGCATATAATAGTGGCTTCTTGGATGGAATTAATACTACTATTGTAAGTATGCCTGCTGGGACTAAAGTAAACATTGGTCAGTATATCCCTCAGGGTGCTCAGGGTTGCATTCTCAATGTATTTGGTGCTGATATTATTCTTAACTCTGAAGGTGAACTTGCTACTGGTTCTATCTTTGTTGGTGTTAAGGTAGCAAGTGGCTCCTATATGAAATGGGATGCTCTCTGTGATACGCCTAATATCTGGGGGGCTACTGATATTGCTGTTGCTACTACTACTCTTGTCTGCTGGTAAATTAGTGATGCAGGTACAGCCAATGCAATTTGTACAGCACATTATGTTCTCTGGTATGAGAAGAATGACACTTCAGATTAAGGAGGTATGAGGAATGAAGAAATATATTTTACTTATAATGTTTATAAGTCTTAGTTATCTCTGTTTTGCTAGTGGCCCTACTATTCCACCTAGTCTCACATCAGTAACTGGACTTGGGACAATGGCTTCAGTAGACTCACCTGTTCCGATTGCCAATGGCGGCACGGCGGCCACGACAGCAGCCGGTGCAAGATCAGCTCTAGGTGTCGCAGCATCATCCGCCACAGTGCTCACAGATGGCTCTAATTCTGTAGACAAGCTCTTGGTTAATACAACTGTTGACGATGGTATCAATGCACTTCAGGTGAATGGCGGCATCACTTGCACTGATCTAATTCCAAGTTATGCAACCAGCACTCTAGTAGTCCAAGAAAAAGTCCGCTATGCCTATGTCACTACCAGCTCGACAGTGGATATATCGGCGACGTTTGGGGCTTCAGGTAATCTATACGGAGTTCTTATCGTTCTTGATATGAACGGAAACGTAGGAATATTCTCGTTAGCCGGAGACAACTATATTGCCAAGCTCCTCACGGCCGACACAACCACGTTTGGTGACGTTGCAGACGAAACCATCAATAATGTGTATTGGAATGGTTCTTCATACGTCGTTCAGCGCCGGGATGGCGTGGCCGCAACTTGGTATTGCATGAAGTATTTTGGGACACTTTAAGGAGAAGTAATATGGGACTCATTTTAAATCACGATTCGGGTATCCAGGGTGCATACGTGCACATCCGACAGACTAATTGTACTAAGAATCATCAGGTCGTAATCCTTGATGTATATTTCTCTAAACAAGCCTATCAAGATGGAAAACCACCTATTGGTAATTCTATAGAAGCTCATGGTATTCATAAACTTGAAGAGGTTGGAAATGTTTGGCAGAAAGGATATGCTATAGCTAAGAAACATGAGAAGTTGAAGAATGCCACGGATGATATATGAGAAGATTAATTCTAGTATTGTCATTGTTAATTCTTATTCCTAGTATTGGATGTGCATTTACACCCATAGAATGGAACTCTATAAAGGGGAAACCATTCTTGGATGTAAGAGATTATGGCGCCAATGGTGATGACACCATTGACGATGCAACTGCGATTCAGGCAACCATAGTAGCTGCTGAGAATGCTGGTATACCTGTCTTTATTCCGCCTGGTAGTTTCAGAGTGGACACTCCGTTGATTGTCACAAAACCGATTGAGATATCTGGTGCAGGAAACTTTAGCAAAGACGGAAGTGGTTCTATTACTGCATTATATGCTGGTGCTGTAATAGATTCCATTATTGATATAGGATCTATTAGTAGAGTTAAGATCAAGAACTTGCAGTTACAAGGGGCCAGTAAAGCAACATATGGTCTGAAGAGTGCTGCCAGCCACATGAAATGTGAAAGCATTTGGGCATTGGGAACATTGTCAGCTGGATTCTATGTTAATAATAGTTGGTGTGTTGACTTTGAACAATGTGAAGCATCCTACAATTCAGAAGATGGATTCTTAGTCGGGAATGATGTAAATAACTGCAATCTAACTAGTTGTCGCTCTTTCTTGAATAGTGGATTTGGATTCAAGGTATCTGGTTGTATAAGAGTTTCCTTCTATGGTTCTATGGCTGAGAACTGTCTCAAGGGCGGGATCTGGCTTGGTCCAGGATATGGATATACTATAGATGATGTATACTTTGAAGGATGTGGTGGTACAGGCTTTAACTATGATTATCCCGCATCGTATACAGTTCACGCAGATATCATAATGCACGGGAGTGGCCCTGCTACAACTATTGCTCACGCATATCCACCAGAAGCTGTATCAGTTAGAAATTGCTATACATCTAGTGCTGCATCTAATGCAAGTGTAACAAGTTTTATATTTGGTTCATTCAATAATCTAGTAGTTGAGGGGAACACTTGTGATATATCTGCTACATCTTCCCCTTATATTATGCAGACATACGCTAATGTCCCCTATTTGATAACTTATCCTCAGAATACATATATTGGAATAAATACTGGATTCCGGAATCCTACTATAGCTAATGCTAGCAATCAACATATTTATATTGATTATCAAAATTTTAAACAATATGGTTCTCGTAGTCACTTGCCAATTCCTGATGTCTCCAATGTTAGCTCCTATAAACTCTTATCTGCTGGGCCAGGAGGGGGTACTTTAGCTAGAAGTGGCACTGTCAATGCTATACATCATGATCTTTCTGCTTGGGAAATAGCATGGGATGGCTCCCTTGGTGCTTCTAATGTCTGGGGAATTACGATTGATGCCTCTAAATATCCAGCATTATATGGATATAGAATGGTCTTTGGAATTAGAAAAGTAGCATCCACTGGCCTTAGTAATATTGCTCTTGTAACATCCTATGGTGCTGATACTACTACCACAATGGCTACTACAGATTACTGGGAATACGCAGGAGTTACTTTTATTTTTCCTTCTTCTGGCACGCTCACATTAGGTGTTCAAGCTATTGGAAGTAGTCCTGCTTGTATTATTAGTGAACCTGTCCTAATGTACTATGGGGCAGACTATGAAGATATCTTGAGAGATACATCTCCTTTTAATGACTATAAAATGGATGCTACTCCCTCTGCTGGAGTCTGGAATTTAGGTGATAGAGTTATGAACTCTGATCCAGCAGCATCAGAGTATGTAGGCTGGGTATGTGTTGCTTCTGGTACCCCTGGCACTTGGCAGGGATTTGGCAAGATAGATCCATAATGAACCGATGTGACCACTGTGGACAAGACAGAGGAGAACCTCTAATCTCATATCTAGTATCATTAGGTTTTATAGGTACAGAACACTGTGATCTAATGGCTATATACTGGGAAAAGGTTATACCCTGTGTAGGAGCTAATGTCTATAGGCAATGTCAATTATGCAAATTAGGTAAGACCTTGGGCACTTGGATACCTGGTAGAACTGGAGTATCCTTTGTGCCCAAGGTTCCTAATCTTAGAATGGAGAAATAATATGTCCTTTAATAGAAAGGAATTTGATGATCTATTAGATTCAATTAACTTAAAGACAGCTAAAAGTCTAGAGAAAATGTTAGATGATGTTGATGGTGTTCAGAATCCTACTATTGCTGCCGCTATTAACTTCCTAAAGTTACATAGAAGAGTAATTGAGCCGCCTATGCCAGAAGCAAAAGCAGATAGTGCCATGAAAATACTCATTGATGAGGATGATGACTAATGATCCTTACCTTTGAGGATATTAAAAGACACTTTACTAATTATCTTCTAGTCAAATGGCGATGGCTTGGTCTGCCTAAACCTACAGAAATTCAGAATGAAATAGCTGAATACTATCAGAATGGTCCTGATCGTAAAATTATTGAGGGATTTCGAGGTATAGGTAAATCATGGGAAGTATGTAGTTACTGTGAGTGGAAATGGCTCAATGATCGAGACTATAGATTTATGCTTGTCTCAGGAAGTCAGGATATGGCTGATGAGAAATCTATGTTTATCAAGAGATGCATAGAACAATTTGATATCCTGGCTTCTCTAAGATGGCCTTCTAGCGCTCAAACTGATCTGTGGACTAATGTAAAGTTCAATGTCTTTGGAGCTGCCCCTAGTGTTGCTCCTAGTCTTAAATCTATTGGTATCACGGGACAGCTAACAGGATCTCGTGCCAATGAGATTATTCCTGATGACGTAGAGATTCCTAGTAATAGCGCCACAGCAGATCAGAGAGATAAACTCTTCAAACGAGTTGGTGAATTCGTAGATATCATTGTCCCAGGGGGCAAGATCACATTTCTTGGAACTCCTCAGACTGAAGAATCAGTCTATAATAGACTAGAGGCAGAACGAGGATATATCAGAAGAATGTGGCCTGCACGTGTCCCTGAGGAGAATAAGATTGTATTCTATGGTAATTCCCTTAGTCCTATGATAACTAAGATGGCTGAAGAACGCAGATTTGGAGAACCTACAGAGCCAACTAGGTTCGATCATTTTGAGTTGACCAAGAAAGAAGCTGGCAAGGGTAGAACTGAATTCCTTCTTCAATTCATGTTAGACACTACTATGTCTGACCAGGAACGGTATCCATTAAAGCTTAAGGATCTAATTGTTATGGGTACCACTTCTGAACGTGCTCCAGTCAATGTGGCATGGGCTTGTACTCCTGAGCTCCAGATCAAAGAACTTCCTCAGGTTGGTTTCTCTGGGGATCGCTTCTATAGACCTTTGTTCATTGATAAAGAATGGGCACCCTTTGAATCAGGAACATTATTTATTGATCCTAGTGGTAGAGGCAAAGATGAACTAGGCTGGTGTATTATTAAGACACTCCATGGCCGCCTCTTCTGTATGGACTTTGGTGGTCTCAAGGGCGGCTATGAAGATAAGAACTTAGCCTTCTTAGCTCAAAAGGCCAAAGACTACAAAGTAAATCTTATTCTCCTAGAAGATAACTTTGGGGATGGAATGTTCACCAAGTTGCTATCTCAGTTCATTAGAAGTATATATCCATGTCGTGTTGAAGAGATCCACTCTACGGGACAGAAGGAGAAAAGAATCATAGCAGCATTAGAACCAGTTCTCAATCAGCATAGATTGATTATAGACCAGAGCGCAATCATTAGAGATCTGAAAGAACTAGGTGATGATCCTTGGTATTCATTGATGTATCAGATGTCTAGATTGACCAAGGAACGTAATAGCTGTGGACATGACGATAGACTTGATGCTCTAGCACTGGGAGTCAAATACTATGTAGATATCATGGGCCGAAATACAGATGCAGCATTAGAACAATATAAAGAGAATCAAATGGACGAGGCTATACAATGGTTCCTTAAGGATGCAATGAGCTTTGGGGATGGCCCTAGTAGTCCTAAGTCTGATCAGATTCTATTCAACAATATACCTAGTATGAGTAGGAGATAAGATTCCCTATGACTAAGAAGAAACTATTCGATGTAGTTCTCAGCGCTGGGCACGTTGCTCTTGGTAGTAACTATGATCCAGGCGCTGAGGGTAAAAGGGAAGATGGTTCTAAGATCCAAGAAGCTACTCTTGTTCTTGCATATAGAGATGAATTAGCCCATTGTCTTAGAGAAAAAGGATTCAGAGTTATTACACCCAATGATACCTTAACTCTAAAACAGACCATAGACTTTGCTATGAATTTCAAGATTAACACTGTTACCCTTGAGCTGCACTTCAATGCTTTTAATGGGAGTGCCGAGGGTATAGAAGCCTTTTATGATGGCAAGACTAAGTTGTCTAAGGCTCTGGCTACTAAGCTTACTGAGAAACTCTCAGAGGCTCTAGATCAAAAGAATAGAGGTGTTAAGACTGAGGCGTCTAGTAAGCGTGGTAAACTGGGTCTCCTACGTAGTGCTCCTTACCCAGTGATCCTAGAGATAGCTTTCTTAGATTCATTGAGTGATATGGCTAAGGTAGGCAATGTGGATCATTGGGCCTCAATAGCCTCAGATGCAGTATATGAGGTTGCATGCGAGTCTAAATAGTGCTCTAGATTCTGAGCAGACTAAGTATACCTAGTTCCTCTCGTGACCAATGCCCCTAGGAGCCCCGTGGATGGATTCATGGGGGTTCTTGGGGTATTTGGTCACTCAGGGGGGATCGTGGGATTCTAGGGGTGGCTATGGCCCTAGGGGGAGGGGTGTGATGGGATAGGGGGAATTGGGGTATTGGGGACTGGGATATTGGGTATTAGACCTAAAAATTGCCTGGGGGATTCTGGGGCCATCTCCACGCTCCTAAGCCCCAGGTTCCCCCCCGGTACCCCATGTCCACCGTGTACCTCCATGTGTACCGGGTACCCCTGTCCCCAGGGCCTAGGGCGCCCCATGGTGCCACGCACTGGGTACATTGGGTACATTAGGTATATTGGGTCGATCAGGGGTACCGTGTGCGTCCAGGGGTATCATAGGGGTACTGGGTACATCCAGGGCAACAGGGGGACATAGGGCATTTGGGGCACTGTGACATTTGTGTCACTGTGACATATTTGGCACACCTGGGCCTGGTGGTATCTATCCCCTTTGCCTCAGACTCATGGTTGCCCTTGGATACATAGATACCACTGTGTCACCTTGAGCGATCTAGCTCACCTCGAGCGATCTAGCTCATCTGTGGTATCCTTGCCATGGGAATTAATCCACACTGTGGTATATGTGCTACGTGGTAGAATATTTCCCTAGTGTGGCATCTATACTACATAGCAGTATGCTATTACTCTATTGAGAACAGAGTATATCTATCAGTCTCTCTGAGAGTAATAATAAGACATGGCGATGCTAAGCTCCATTATAAGCACAAAGATTGAAGATCAAATTAGATACTCTGATGGAGGGGCATGATGTATGCTATGTATAAGCTTACAAGATCAAAACTAATCAAGGAGACACAAGATGAAAGTAACTACGGATCACAAGTGGAAGCAGTTCATGGGTCGACATGAAGT